GACCTTGACCGTGCCGTCCTGTCTTACGATGAGGACGAGTACCGGTCAGCGATGACGGCGCACCGAGGACTGTAGACTCAGCAAGCCCGGAGGTCACCCATGTCGAACTACGCCACACTGTCACAGGTCAAATCTGCGCTGCGTATCACCGACCAGATTGACGACACGCTGCTCGACACTGCCATTTCTGCGGCGTCACGCTGGATAGACGGATACACCGACCGTGCGTTCGGCAGCGCCGCAGCAGGCACGTCCGTGTATATCCCGACAGGCCGGATGGACGACCTCGCGATAGACGACATTACGACCATCACGTCCATTGCCATTGACGAGGACTTGGACGCGACGTTCGGGACGACCCTGAACGCCATCGACTTTCAGGCGCTCCCGGCCAACGCACGGTCCGGTGGCATCACGTTCCCGTACTCGCGCATCCGTCCGCAGGGGGACGGCTACTGGCCCATGTCTTTCGACCGGCGCACGACCGTCCGCATCGTCGGCACGTTCGGCTGGCCCGCCACACCCGACGCGGTTCGTGAGGCCGCAATCCTTCAGGCATCCCGCCTATTCACCCGGCTCGACTCACCGCTCGGTGTGGCAGGGTTCGGAGACATGGGTGCAATGCGCGTGTCTTTCAGGGGTGACCCTGACGTCGCGATGCTGCTCGCCCCCTACCGTCGCAACCGTTTCTGATGGCCAACGTCAAAGACCTGAGGGCAGCACTCGCAACCGCTATGGGCACCATCTCCGGCTTGCGTACCAGCGCAACGGTGCCTGACTCGCCTAAGCCACCCATCGCCGTAGTGATGCCGGACCGAATCGTGTACGACCTGAACGCGGGGCGCGGCGCAGACACGTTCTTCTTCACCGTCCTGCTTATTGTCGCTCGGGCAGATGACCGGGCGGCACAGAACAACCTTGACGCTTTCCTCACAGGTTCGGGGTCTATCAAGGCTGCCATCGAGGTTGACCGGACGCTGGGTGGTGTGGCGAACACCTGCCGGGTTACTGAGATGAGTAACTACACTTCGCTGCCGGTCGGTGAGGTGCTGTACCTTTCTGCTCAGTTCAACGTGGAGGTCATCGCATGACGTGGAAAGTTCAATCAGGACGGCTTGCTTGGCCTGCCGGAACGGTGGTCGGTGTTAGCGACCTAGCAGGGTGTAACATCGTGGCGCTGGTTCAAGGTAGCCATCTTGCTCCAGTAGAGAATAAGCGGACGCCTGCTGAGCAGGTGATGGATAACCCGATACTAGAGAAGAGTCCGGCTAAGCCGGTTGAGACGGCTAACGAGCCGAAGGAGTCGTAGACATGGCGCGAATTGTGCTAACTGACGTTGGTGTCATCATCAACAGCGTGGACCTTTCGGACCACGTTGCTTCGGTGACAATCAATCAGAACTTCGACGAGGTCGAGACGACCGCGTTTGGCGACGGCGGGCGCACTCGTGTCGGCGGCCTTGAGGACTCGTCCATCACGCTTGACTTCCATCAGGATTTTGCGGCTAGCGAGGTTGACGCGACGATTTCGCCGCTGGTCGGTTTGGCGACCACGTTTAACATCGGCCCGCTGGGGACTGCTGTGGCAGCGTCCGCGACCGCGCCGCGTTACACCGGCTCGTTCCTGCTGACGGAGTGGACTCCGCTAAACGGCGCCGTCGGCGAACTGTCCACCGCGTCAGTGACGTGGCCCGTGACTGGCGTGATTACGAGAGCCGTTGCATGATTTCTCTTAACCTGCGCGTCACCCACGACGGGAACACAAACGAATACGCTGTCGGGCCGAAGGTGCAGGTTGCTTTCGAGCGCGAATGGAAAGTCGGCCTGCCGAAGGCGCTGACACAAGACCAGCGCATGGAGCATTTGTATTGGCTGGGCTGGAAGGCTCAGCAGGCTTCCGGCGCGGTCGTCAAGCCTTTCGACGGCTGGCTTGAAGGTGTCGAGTCTGTCGAGGTTGCGGAGGCCGATAGCCCTTTATCGTAGGGGGAATGACGATGCTCGTGGCGCAGATGTCTATCGCTACGGGTATCTCCCCCAACGAACTGCTGGATGCGCCGCCTGACGTGTTTCGTGCAATGCTGAAGGTTCTGAACGATAGGGGCAAGCAGCAGGAGAAGGCGGCGAAGCGTCGTGGCTAGGTTCAATCCGTTTCCTGACGCCTTCCGTGCCGGTCGGAAGACCGGTGTTGTCGTCACGGGCCTAGACCGAACTAAACGGCAGATGCGCCAGTTCGCCCCGGACCTGCTGAAAGAAATGAACTTTGAGATTCGCCGGAACATTCTTGGGCCAATCATCGTCAGCGCGAAGAGCATGGTGCCGATGTCGCCACCGTTGCGACGTTGGAACCAGTCTGTCGCTAACCCCGGTTCGCGCCGCTCGTATTCTGCTCATGGGAAGCGGTGGGAGTATGGGCGGCTTGAGTGGGATGCCGCTCGGGTGAAGCGGGGCATCCGTGTCGGTGTAGGCACTCCGCGTAGGCGTGGCGACAACTTCAAGGGTGCATACGCGATTCTGAACCGTGACCCTGCCGGTGCTGTGTACGAACTGATGGGTCGGGGTAAGTCTCGCGCCAACATGGTCGGCGCCGTGCGTGCTAGGCACGGGAGTTCGTCGCGTCTGATTTGGCGTGCGTGGGATAGGGCGCAGGCGCAGGAAGATGTTCCGCGTCAGGTCGTGGATACGATACGCACCTTCGAGGCAAAGTTTCAAGAGCGCCTTGACAGCATCGCGAGGGGTATCCGATGAGCGTCAACATCCAAATCGGAGTTACCTACAACGGTCGTAACATCCGCAAGTCGTTCGCTGACCTGAACACGCTCCGTCGGACTGGGGATACTGCGTCAGTACGGATTGGTGCGCTCGGCGCGCAGATGAATCTTCTCGGCAAGTCAATGACCTCAGTCGGTCGGACGATGACGCGAAACATCAGCATGCCCCTTGCCCTCATCGGGTTTGCTGCGGTCAAGTCTGCGACAGAGTTTGAGACGTCGTTCTCAAAGATTCAAGGTCTCGTTGGTGTGGCTGCCGACCAGATTGGCGAGTTGCAGCAGGCGGCGTCGCGGCTCGGACCTCAGTTCGGTAAGTCGTCCAATGAGGCTGCGGAGGCGCTGTTCTTCATTACGTCTGCCGGGTTCAAAAGTGCAGAGGCAATCGCCATTCTGGAGTCGTCGCTCAAGGCGTCGGCTATCGGCTTGGGTGATACGGCTACTGTCGCTGACCTTGTTACGTCGTCGGTGAACGCTTACGGCTCGTCGGTCCTGTCGGCGTCTGACGCTACAGACATCTTGACGAACGCTGTCCGTCTTGGAAAGTTGGCCCCTGAAGAACTTGCCGGGTCTATCGGGATGGTCCTTCCTTTGGCTTCGGCTATGGGCGTCGAGTTCCACGAGGTCGGCGCGGCGTTCGCTGCCATGTCGAGAACCGGTACGAATGCGGCGACCGCAGGTACGCAACTCAGAGCAATCTTGTCCCAACTTCTGTCTGTCACTCCGGAGGCTGCCGCAGCCCTAGAAAGTGTGGGTCTGAACGCCGAGGACTTGCGAAAGCAGATTAGGGAGAAGGGTCTGCTGTCTGTCCTTGAGACTTTGGTGACCGCCTTTGATGGGAACGCTGCAGCCACCGAGGCGGTGTTTGGCAGCATTCGAGCGCTGACCGGTGTCCTCGACCTTGTGGGTGCCAACGCCGAGGCGACCCGGATGGTGTTCGACGGGATGGCGAACTCGACTGGTGTTCTGAACGAAGCGTTTGACGTGACGGCTGAAACTGCCGGGTTCAAGTTCGCTCAGGCGCTATCGGAGTTGCGTGAAACGTTGCGGAAGATGGGCGAGACGCTAATCCCGTTTGTTGAGCGGCTGGTGGACACGCTGCGTGGGCTGGTGGACCGGTTCAACGAACTGTCTCCCGCACAGCAGGACATGATTGTGAAGTTCGGTGGGATTGCTGCGCTTGCCGGTCCAATCCTCGCGTTCTTCGGTGCGCTCGTGGTCGCTATCGGGTTCGTCATTGTGAAACTGGCTGCGATGACCGTGGCGGCTGCGCTTGCTACGGGTGGTCTGACCTTGCTGGCGGGTGCTATCGCTATCGCGGTGTTCAAGAATGCTGGTCAGGAAACTGGGGACCGTGCGCTTGCGTTGGAGCATGAGGCGCGTGCGGCACGGTTGAGTGCCGCCGGGTATCACGCGATTGCTGAGGCGGAGCGGGACAGGGCTGCGGCGTTGCGTGCGGGTGCGGCGCAGAACGAGAACGAGATTGGCAGGTTCGAGCGTCAGGCTGCTGCGCTGCGTCAGTCCGGTACGGAACAGGCAGATGCTGCCGCTGCTGCGGATGACCTTGCCGCCGCCCTCACGGGCCTCGGTGATTCGGCAGATGACGCAACTACGTCTGTGGGTGCTGCCGGACCGAGGGTCGTCCAACTTACTAGCGACATGCGTGACCTGTTTCGCAACCTGAATGAAACGAACGTGGGTGCAGGCGACGCGGGTGACTCCATCGCACAGTTCGCCCGTGAGGTGCTGGCAGCAGGAAACATTACTGAGGACACAGTGCGGGGTGCTGAAAGGCTGGCACAGGTTATCCGGCAGGACATTGACAGGGCGCTTGCGGACGGAAACAAGCGGCTCGATGAGGCGGTGCAGAAGTTTGACGCCTACCGGGACACGATTGCTCGTGGCGTCACACAGGGCAACAGTCTGTCGGATGCGGTAGGACAGCAGACTTCCGCCCTCGAACAGTTGACCCGCGCAGAAGAGGACTATGCGCGTGCGGTAGCGGGCGGTGACGCTAGGGAAATTGGTGAGGCAGGGAAGGCGCTGAAGGACGCGAAGAAGCAGCAGGGGTCGTTCCTCGACTTCCTTCAGGTTGGTGTGACAACTGCCGAGGCGTTTACGTTGCAGATTGACGGGCTGCGTGAGGCTGGGGCGTCGCTGGAGGTTGTGCAGCAGATTGCGGAGTTGGGTGCGGAGACGGGCGGGCGGATTGCGTCAGAGTTGATGGCTGGTGGTGCTGCCGCTGTTGAGCAGGCGAACCTGATGGTTACCGCCGTTGAGCAGGCTTCGATGCGGGCGGGGCAGGCTGCCGCTCAGCAGTTCTTCGGTGCGGGGGTGAATGCGGCGAAGGCGATGGTGCGGGGTATTGAGGCGACTATTCCTGAGTTGCAGTCGGTGTTGGACCGTATCGCTGAGGCGATTGAGCGGGCGATGGGGTCGAGGCCGAACGTTGACATTTCGGGCAACAGGTCTAACTTCATCTCCCCGGCGTCTGGGGGGACTGGCCGCGGCGGCGCTGGCCCTGACAACAGTTTCTTGAGTGACGTCCGTGGGGGGGCGGCAGGAGCGGCAGCCATCCGCGCGGCAGACATTTCGGGCCTTAGCGCACAGTTGGCGAACTTGCCCCGTATGGCGGAAGGCGGCGTCGTATCTAGCGCCACCCTCGCCCTCATCGGCGAGGCGGGACCGGAAGCAGTCATTCCTCTTGACCGTCTGGGCGGCGGCGGCAACAACATTTACGTGACTGTTACGAGCGCCGACCCGCAGGCGGTGGTGGA